TGCATAAACAATCCAGTCACCCAAGCCGCCAAGATAGCTAAAACCAACATCTTCTTCTTTGATCATGAAGCCAGCGTACTTTGGATGGTTGCTTTCATAAATTCCTGCAATGGGGCATTTTTCAGTAGTTTCCATAATTTTACCCTTGATGCTTGTTAGGTGTGGCGGGGGCTTTCCACCCCGCCGTTTTGTTTTATTCGACTATATCTTGCGCCGCTTTTGCAGCACACAATGTTGCGATAACCTGCGCCAGCGTTTCGTTCAGTTTTTCCACTTTTGGGAATTGCTCTTGATGTAACCCACTGGTTGCCAGTTCAAATAAGATGGCGTTAACAACTTGGGTTAGTGTTTTTGCATTAAATTCGCTGGCAATTTCAACAACCGCCTGTCCAACTTCGCCGAAATGCTCTGCCGCTGCTTTTATTTCGTCAGCTGAAACTTCGTAGTTTTCGCCAAGCACTGCGATAACTTTTTCTGCCGCCTCGAAAATTACGTCGTTTGCGCGGTCGGTATCGATGTCGCCGTTTTCGTCGAGTGGAAATTCGATGGTTTCCATCAAATCAATTTGTTTTTTGGCTTCTTCGTATATTTTTTTCATGGTGGTTCCTTTTTTTGGTTGAGTGGGCGGGGCGTTTAAACCCCGCCGCTTGTTTAAACCGAGATGCCTGTGAGTTTAAAAAAGAATCTTGGTTGGCGTGAGCCGATGTCAAATTTCGCTTCACCCGTTACTAAACCCGCTTGTTTGAGTTCTTTAAATTGGTCAACGGTAAGTTGGGCGGCATTCTTTGCTCTGACCAAGCAGCCTGTTTTAGCGTATGCGTCTTTTAATGCTTCAAAGCCTGCTTTGGTTGATTCGTTTAAGTTTGTTTTCATGGTCTTTCCTTTGTTTAGGTGTTGTTTTAAAAGGCTTTTTATGCCGTCGGGACACACATTACCGTTCAATTTAAAATGACATCAAGTTAAGAAAATAAGTCGAACCCTTAAAACGCAAAAAGCCCCGCAACACTGGGGCTACAGGGCTTTGAAATAGTTTTTTAAGTACCGCACTCGCCACTTACAAATGCTGTTCAATATGCCGTTTAATAATTTCTACGATGTCTTTTTCCCATTGGTTAGGGAGCTTGCTGATTGGCATAAATGGACGAGCGGGAATATCGCCCCATAAATGCGGGAACTGGGCTTTTGTGCCGCCAAAATTCATCATGGCGGCTTGCGGGGCGTTTGTACCCACCACAACCGACTGCGCGGCGGCTTGGACAGAAAACGAGTTTTTCAAAATTCCTGTGTCGTTTAACGGTTGGTCAGAGTGATTACGTCGCCTTGAAATGGTGGTTGGCGACAAGGCTTTCCAATTCACACCGTCGGGCGATTTCATATCCCGAAACCCAAGCCGAATGTTGGCTACCAAAACTTGCCCGATGGAATTCGTGGCAGGTTGCATATCTGAAACCAGACCACCTAAAAAATCGAGCGCGTTATTTATCTGCTGGTTATCAACCTGAACGGTTAAGTCAGTCATCAAATAGTTCCTCGAACGTTTTGCCTTTGAACGCTCGCTCGAATTCCGCATCTATTTCGGCGGTGGTTGTAATCGGTGCATCAGTAAAAGTACCGACTAGCGGTTGCTTATGAAACTTATCCTCGAAATGCCGAATCTCCTCGCGTGTCCAACCTTCGTAGGGATTGTGGTTCGAGGCGTTGTTAGCAGCAATCATTTCTGTTATTTCATCAAGGTGCTGTTTTTTGACCGCTTCATATTCTGCCAGTGTCATACCACACAATTTAGCGTTATTTTGTAACTCCGTAATAGTCGATTTCGTCATTTTATATCTCTCTCAATTTGATATACCACTTACCGTCGTTCTTTTCTTTGCTAACCACCATGTGTTTAGCACCGCTGTTAATAAGCACCTCGTTTTCTCTGCGATATTTTGACAGTTTAGAAACGTCAACACCGCTGTTTTTAGTTTCAATTGTGTAGATGACATTACCACTAAATTTGCCATCCATAGACATCGTTGTGCTAGAGAATTGCTCATATTTCACTGTGTTACCAACAACATAGTTATCAATGACGCTCTGCGGTAAATCAACGTCCCTGCGAACCGTTCCTGTAAATTTTTCTGCCTTATTCAACGCTGTTTTTAACACTTCTTGAAAGTCATGCAACATGGCAGATTTTTTCGCCGTTTTTGCTTTTTGCCAACCGCCTAAATGTCCGTTCAAATCTTCATAAGTATGCCCCGTGTAAGCATAAATGGCTTTGTGTTCATCTTCGGTAAGTCCCATTTTAGCGGCGGCTTCAATGCCTTCTAAGAAATTGTCATCTTCCCAATAATGGTCAAGGTCAAACTGGTCGTTGACGTTTGCCATGATTTCGCGCTGGCGTTCCAAGCGCGGAGCATACTGTTCACGACCTTGTTTAACTTTGTCAGCTAACTCACGCTGTGCCTTTTTATAAGGCGTTTCGTAATTGGGTGGGTCAGGAATTTTGCCGTCATAAACGCCATTAACGAATTTATGTGGGTAATTTTCCTGCGTCCATTTGAGTTTGACCTTCGTCCATTTTTTGGCTTCTGGGTCAGTTTGCATTACATCAAGCGCGTTGACCTCGCTTTGAATAAATGTGTCGTCCTGTAACAGCCCCTCTTTTTTAAAAGTCTTTTTAACTTTTGAATTTGATGGCGAGAGTTTTATTTTTGACGGATTAACCCAGTTATCGTTTTTATCAAAATTTTGCGGCAGAGCTTCACGCATCAAATCGCGTGATTCATCGTCCCACGTCGCGGCAATTGGATCTGCTTCGGCAACATTGCTCGCTTTGCTGGTTTTTTTCAACGCTGCTTTCGGTTTTTTATGGCTACCATCAACGATTTCTTTTTTATCGTCGTCCCATTGCCATGTTTCCCCCGTTTTGGGATTTTTAATTTTATCGCCTGTTTTGACGAGGTCAGGATTAAATACGCCGTCTTGAAATTTATAGGGGAACGTTTTTTGAACTTTATCAATATGTTCCTTTGACCACGCTTTTGCCGCAGGATTGGTTTGCGGTGTTTGACTGGCTAATTTAGAAGTAGTTTTAACCTTTGGAGGTGCATCAACAGGCATTTTTGCCACGATGTTGTCAACGTGCAGCGAATCGTCTTTTGGCACAACGACTTTTTTCTTGAGTGATTTGGCTAATTTTGGCTCGACTGTTTTAGCCGCCGCTTTTGCCAATCTGTCAGCGATGGCTTTGTTGATGCCCTCTGTAATATCAGAGCCGCAGTTGTAATCCCAGCCCTTATCGGGCTTCATGCTGTCGAGATCGATTTTTTTGTTTAAACCGTTGTCACCCTTGGAGCGTGCTTGAGCTTGGCTTTCGCTAAGAGAAACCACGGAGCATCGACATCTGTAACCGTTGGCGGGGTAGTGCGTGTTCCAAAATGGGTCGTCAATACGACGGATAATCCCATCGAGAGCGCGGTGGCTAGGACGAGTACGACTATCGTTAATCGCATCGTACATAAGGTAAGGTTGGTAGACTTCATTTTGCTTAAATTGTTCCCAATGCCCACGGTTGTAGGCGTTTTGAATGTTGGTGCGATAGATATTGTCGAGGCGGTGTTTTGGCAACCCTAAATCTTGAACAGCAACGCCATCTTGCCATTGCTCAAACGACTGACCATCGGCTAATTTTGCGAACAGTGAATTGAGGACAGCTTGAAGCTGGTCAAGGCTGGCAACGCCTGCAATTGAAAATGCCAACTGCCGCTGAATGCCTTGCAACTCGCCGTAGTATTTTGCAGGCAGCACGATTTCGCGTGCATCCATGGCAGCAATCGCTTCATCAAACGGGACATTAAAACCGATGGATACCGTTGTATCAGGCATTCACATAACCCAATACGTCAGCTGCAAACATCGCTCGTTCTAGCATCTGCCGAAATTGTGCGGTATCAGTATCGGCAAATAACACCGCTAATTTATCGGCTAAATCTTCTGGCGATTTTGCAGTTTTAATGGCATTGAAAATTGCCCCTTCAGAAATCGGACTGCTCGAATTTGCCAGTGCGTTGTCTGCTAAATTTTCAATTTCTTGTTGGGCTGAGGTAAATCTCGCGCCCATGGGCGCGTAAAAATTAAACGATTCCCTTCCGCCCATGGGCGGATGGTTTTCATCTTTTCTTGCGCCAATTGGCGCAAAAACATTATCAGCCGCTGAAAATTTCTTTCCGCCAATTGGCGGATTGATGGTTTGATTTGGTAATTCGGCAGGGATTTCAAAATCACCTTCTTCATAGTCGTACACCCGCAGCAAATAATCGGGCGTGAGTTTAAGTACGCCAGCTTGCACCAGCTTGGAATCACGGTCAGCACGTTCAGTTTCCAATCCCGTGTCATCTTCCATCACAAAAGTCGGTGGTTCACCTGTAAAACCGTTCAGCGTGTGCAACGCCGTGACCAGTGTTTGCACCGTTTTTGTCACTAAACGCATATCCGCCTTGCGCCTGTCATCGAGTACCGCTTGATGCACTTTTGCAGCGGCAAAACTACCTGTTTTGCCAACATCGGACGTTAACGTTTGCCCAAGAATGACCTTTTGAATCCGCTTTAAAATGGCATTTTCAAATTGCTCAAAGGTCGCGCCGTTTTGCTGCACGCTCATAAACTCCGCTTCCCAACCAGCGGGGAGCGCAAGCGTAGCGTTTTGCACAGCGGCATTTAAAACAACGGATAAATGGTCAACCGATGGTGTGCCGTCCGCCATGGGCATATCGGGTGCAGTGCCTTTTAAAAAGGGAATCCCAGCGCGTTCAAGATTCTTTGCCCAGAATTTCCAGCCGTTGACGCGAAACAACCACGCCCAGTACAAACGCGACAACACCGCTTCGCCGTAGGGCTGACGGTAGGTTTGATTACGCACGGTGAGCAGAAATTTGTAATCGGTATCAACGGCTGTTCCCATTGGGTCGAGCATCGAGCGATAAATCAAATCACCGTTACTTTTTGGCTCGAACCATTCAAACGGTTTTTCGCTAATCTCCGCGAGAGTAATTTTGCCGTCGGTGTTTTTATAAATTATTTCCTGCACGCTGTAGCCATAAAGTACGGCGTTAAATGCACCGCGCAGTACCGTGGCAATTACGCGCTCGATCTCATTCCACAAGAAATTGTTTTGCCGAACTAATCCTGATTCCAACCGCCATGGTGTTGCAATCAACGCTTCACGACGGGTTTCAATCGCGGCGTAAATTTCGTCATCGGATTCCAAAGTGCGAAGTTCTTTGCGATGAATACCGAGCTTTTTTAAGGTCTCATCGGTATCTGCCATTTGCAGCAGATTGTTTAGCAAATAATCAATTGCCTGCTCGTTGTAGAGGGCTTTCGGTGCGGTCGCCATCAATAAATCCTCGCACCAGAGGTAATCGGGGCAGATTGCGCGATACCTGTTGCGCCATAAAACGCAATCGCCAGTGACATTACGGTGTCATCGTGTTGACCATGCGGTGCGCCGTAACGAATCATGCCGCTGGGCAAGCGTTCTTGGTCAAAACACATGAGTTCGTTAATCAACGGCGAATAATCGGGAATCGAAATCGTGCCTTGCTCAAACGCAATGGCGAGTTTTTCAATGATTTCAGCTTTACTGGCGTTGGTGGTTTGAAACGCACGGACAGGCAGACCACGGCGTTTGGCTTGTTCGAGAAACGGCAACCCTGTGTTGTTGGATTCAATCAGAATTGGTGCGCCTTTGAAGCGTTGCGACATGGCGACCAGCCGCTCCAATTGCATGACGTATTCGACTTGGTTAAATCTATCGACGGCGACAACTTTACGGTCACGCGCATCAACCACGGTGATGACGGTAAAATCCTCAACCCGCGCTAAATCCACGCCGATAACGTAAGCTCTAGCATCGGCATTTTTTTGTTCTTTTCGCCACCAATCGTCGCCATTGATTTCATAAGTGCAAGCGCGAATGTTACGAAACACGCCACCTGCATCATCTAAGAATTGCGCGAGGTATTCTTGTTGGAAAGTACGTTCAGGGAGATTGCGACGGGCTTCTTCAATTTCGTCTGGATGGATAAACGGATTACACGCGGTGGGCATTTGCCAGCTTGCCCAGTTGGGTTCGTGGTTAACACCACGTTGATAACAGTCATAAAAATAATTTCGCCCCTTGGGTGTGGATAAAAACCACGCATCGCCACCAAAATCAGTCAGCGTCGGGCGAATGGCGTTCTCCCATGCAGGTTGTAGCCGTTTAGCAATGCCTGCTTCGTCAATAATCACGCGGCTATATTTACGACCACGCCCTGCATCTTCATCTTCGAGTGACCAGAAATCGACTGCACCGCCGCCGATAATTTCGAGGCGTTTGGATTGCTCACTTTTGCAGGTAATCACGGGCTTTAAGCGGTCTTTGGATTCACGCCACGCGGCATCAAGCACTTTATACGTCGGGGCAAACCAACCGACGGGATAGCCTTGCAACGCGGCAGTCGCTAAATCACTGCACGCACTCGCACCCAACGCCAACATAATGCCGAGCGCGGTTTTACCACTCCGCCGCCCCAAGCAGACCACGTTATAACGGGCGCGACCTTGCCACACCTTTTGTTGCGCGATGTGCAACGCAGGCAATTTAAGTCTTTTTGTCATCAACTTCCCACTCTTTTAAAAAGCCGTCTCACCACAGAATGGCAAGGCGGCAAACCTTAGAACAAAACGAACAGCGTTTTTTCTTATGGCAACAACGCTGCGCCGTCTAAGAAGTGGGTGTATTGAATCGTGACGGTTTTATCCACCAACGTACCGATTTCAGTCGCTAAATAGCCGTCTAAGGCATCAATGAAAATCGCGCCTTCACCATTGGTTACGCGCAAGTCATAAGTCACGCCTTCTGCGGTGACGTGCTGCACCGTGCCTTGGTTTAAAACGACCATGACGGGATGTGCTAAGTTCAATGGCTCGACATCCGAAGTCACTAAAATGGTTTCGATGGTTGTGCCTGTGACCACGCCGCCGTTGAGCAACGCGCTAACTTGGTCTTTGTTGGCAGTGACGGTTGCCGCTAAAGTAGCAACAGACGCATTGACTGACGCAATCGCGGCGTTAATTGCATCTGCAACGCTGGCGTTTGGATTGACCGCGATGTAATCGGCGATTTCTTTTAATGTGTTTAACGCTTCAGGTGCAGCACCGATTAAATCGGCGATTTCTTTACGGAATGAACCGACGGTGGTGGAATCACCGTTGATGGTCGCAACCAATGTTGAAACTGGTGAAACCGCCGCGTTGATGGCATTGGTACGCGCCGTGACTTCGGCGTTAATCGCTTCGGCTAATGCCGCAGTGCTACCTGTGCCAACTGCTGCCGCTTGGGCTTGTAACGCGGCTAACGCTTCTTTTAAACCTGCAATCGAACTTTGACTGTATTGAATTTGTGCCATGAGAAAATCTCCAGAAAGGCAATGACGGTGTTACTTAGTCCGACAACTGAGAGTAGCCTTGCGGCGATTTAATCTTGCGGGGCATCAAAGCGAATGCGCCATTTGGTTTTAGTTTTTTTCTTTGATGAACGCTTGGTTTGTACAAAAACGATTTCTTTAGGCAATTTAAAATTTTCACCTTGCTGGTTTTTTATCTGCTCATCGAGCGCGGCAAGGGCTTCCTTCAAACCTGCAATCGAACTCTGGCTATATTGAATTTGTGCCATTTTTTAGCCTTTGTTCGTTTAGCGTTTTCACCAACTTTCGCACTCGTTCAAATTGCGGTTTGCAGGTGCTTTCATATTCATTTTTCAAACGATTTAACGCGGTGGTATCGACATCAAGGCAAACTCCAGCACTGATAATCGTGTACGATACGCCTTGCTCAATAGCCCATGCGGCAAAATAAAAATCTCGAATAATCATGTCGCCTCAATGTAAGTCACCACAGCCAGTGCGCCTGTGTAGTCGTAGCTGGTATCTAAAAAACGCAAAACGTAATCACCGTTCAAACAGTCGAGCGCAATGTTGTCATGGGTTTCCGTAACAAAATGTCCCACATCACCGTAGGGCAAATAAACTTGCGCGATACCTAATACAAAATTGCCCAGCGGTTTGCTTGGCAACACGCAGACAAAATCAACAATCGGCATCTTCGGCGTGGTGACACAGGTCACGCCACTGGTTGAACCGCCACCACGCACGCCTTCAACTCTAATTACCGACACATCTTGTGATACCAAAATCAGTGGTTGTTGCACCTCGGTGACGATAATGACCACCTCTTGCGTGTTGTTTGAATTTGCAGCCATTACGATTTCGCTCGTGTGATTTGCGGAATCACGAAAACTCGCGCTCTGTAATCATCAATCGGTGGCAAAATAGTGGTGATTTCGTTTGCGGTGCTTTTCACCTGCAAATCGTAGTAATAACTGCCTGCTGGCAATGCGGCTGTGACTTCGGAAGGAATGTGCAAATAACAAATCCCATTCACAGGGTCGTCCATCGGATATTGTCCTGCCACTGTTGAAACGTGCAGCACTGCCGCTTCGTCGGTATCAGCAAAGTCTTTTTTTAAGGTCAGCCAAAATTTGTAGCCCGTGATGTTCGTCACGACCGCGTATTGAATTTGCAGCCGATAATCGTCGCCGTTTCTAATGCTCGGAATGTTCTTTTTAGCCATTGTCGCGCTCGATGATAATTTTTTGCGGTTCGTTATTGTTTTGCTGGGCATTAGTGTTGGTAATGGTCGCAGCGGCTGGGTAATACGGCACAACGCCTGACACGCGCATCGTTGAAACCAAGGTATCGGCGACAATTTTGCAGTCGATGGGTTTAGGTGTTTCGCCCATCGATTTGACAGCCATCATCGCCACTTTTTGCCCCGCCTTGGCGTAAAACTCCCGCACTTTGGTTTGCTCGTCGATGGCTTTGGTGACGACTTCCTGTGCTGTTGAATCCAGTGTTGAAATGACCTCTGAAACCCGCGCCCCGTCTGCGATAAGCTGTTGAAACTTACCTTTCTCCCAACCTTCGTTTTTTGCCCGTTTGCTGACGGTGGAACGGTCGATACCTGTTTCGGTGCTGATGTCATTTAAACTTTTGCCTGTTTCAAATAACGCCTTCGCTTTTGCCCATTGCTCAGGGGTAGCAGGTTTTGCTTTAGCCATCGACCAGCGCGTTGAATAACTCCCCGCTGCTTTCCAAAATGGCTGCTTTGCCTGTGAGTTCTTGCCAGCGACGTACAATCACGTCGCAATACTTCTCCTCGAGTTCCATTAAACGGGCAACACGATTGGTTTTTTCGCAAGCAATCATGGTCGTGCCAGAGCCGCCGAATAAATCCAAAATCATCTCGCCGTCGTTGGAACAATCCAAAATCGCATCGACCACCAGTTGCGTCGGTTTCACGGTGGGGTGGAGTTTTTCGTTGCCGCGTTCTTCATTGGTAAATGATGTGACCATCGGATAATCCCAAACGTTGGTTCGATAACGCCCCGTTCCGCCGAGTTGGAAATTGTTGGTGTGTTTTTCTGTGCCGTTTTTATAGGCGAAAATCAGCTCGTGTTTGTTGCGATAAAACGTTCCCATGCCGCCGTTGTTTTTATTCCAAACGCACAGGTTTTTGAGTTCGGTGTAAATTTCACCAGCGGAGGTGAGTTCTTGAATGTGTCGCCAGTCCATACAAACGTAATGAATCGAACCATCTTTTGAGGCGGCAATCAGGCAAGTGAACACAGCGCGTAAAAAATCGGTGAACTCGTCTTTGGTCATTTCACCCGATGCCATTTTGAATTCACCATGAATTCTGCCGATGCTGTTTTCTGACGCGGCACTGCCCAGACCTGAAATTTTGACGTTGTACGGCGGGTCGGTGAATATCATGTCGGCTTTGTCGCCGTTCATTAGCGCGTCCACAGCATCAATACTGGTACTGTCGCCACACATCAAACGGTGTTTGCCGCATAGCCACACGTCGCCGAGTTTGGTAATCGGAATAGCAGGTAGTTCTGGCACATGATCAAGGTCAGCATCGTCATCAAGCGTGGTGACATCGGTGTCGTCAAATTCACTCAAATCGAAATCTTCAAAGCCTGTTAAATCCAAATCAAAACCGAGTTCGTCGAGTTCTGTGAGTTCAAGGCGTAGCAAATCCATGTCCCATTCAGATTCGCTCACTTTGTTGTCAGCAATGCGAGCCGCTTTGGCTTGTGCAGGTGTTAAATCTGTGCGAACAATAACGGGAATCGTGGTCATGCCCAGTTTTTTACAGGCAAGCAATCGCCCGTGACCTTTAATAATCACGTTGTCGCTATCCACCACAATCGGTACGTCGTGACCATACTCAGCAATCATCGAAGCGAGTTTGTCGATTTGTTCAGCAGGGTGTTTTTTGGTGTTGTTCGCGTAGGGAATCACGCTGTCGATAGCGACCCGAATGATTTGTGCGTCAAATTTGTTCATGTTTGTGTCCACTATCCAATTGAAACCATGCCGCCCGCTTGTTTGTAAGCACTGACTAAAAAGTTCATGGATTGCTCATGTTGTCCATAACCCGCGTTGGGCAAACTCGCCCAGCGTGACGCGCATTTTTTAATCGCTTCTTCAATGCGTCCTTTTTCAATATCTTCTAAGGCATGACATTCGCGGATTAACTGCACGGCAATGGCATCTTGTGAGGCTTTGCCGAAGTCTTTTAAACCCAGTTGTTTTTTATAAGCATCAAAATAACGCGCTAAAATTTGATAGCGACCTGCGGCGGTTGATTTAATGCCCAGTTTTGGCAAATCGACGGCAATGCGTGGATGGTCAGCGTAGCTATTGAAGAATTTGCCGCCAACTAAAACGTCGTACCCATCATCCCCTTTGCCCCACGTTCCTTCGCTTTTAGCAATCGCGTCTAAAAATGCTTTTAAGTTTCTAGCAATCATTTTTCAGCTCCTGTTTTTGCACACTGAGCAATTCCGAGTTTTTTACGCAAAAATAATTCAATGAAATAAATCGCACGGCTGCCCATGTGACCAGATAGCCCCACGAGTGCAGCGGTAATAGTTTGGTCAAGATTAGAGGTTTGGCATAAGAAGAAGGTAATCACGCCAACAAAACTGCTGATGACCATTTCGCCGATAAGTTCGTAAAAACTGAACTTTTTGGTGATGCCTTGTTTGATTTTGCGGATATAGCTGGCAATGCCGCCCCACATGGATAAAAAACACACCCATGCAAACGTCATAATGCTGTCTGCGTTGAAATTAAAAGGATTGGGGAGCATTGGCGTACCCGCTAAAGAGTGGAATTAGCGTTGTACAGTAAAGATTAGTGAGATGGGTTTCTAATCGCGTGATTTAGTAAAACGTGCGAAATTTTGCACAAAAGAAACCTTGAATTGCAAAAATTTTAATTAACAAGAGAGTATTTACTTGAAATTTTAGTCAAATCTTGAAGATCAATCATATACTTGTTCCTCGAAAATTTTTTTGAACCAATTTTAAATTGACGTTCAAATAGTTGCATCGAATCCATCATGTCTTTAATGAAGATGCCGTCTTCAAGATAAGCTACAAGGTCATCAACAGAAAATGATAAATCTTTCCAAGTTCTGTACTTCTTATCGCCAACAATAATTTCGCCAGATTTCAATAAATTAAGTAATTCGTGTACTTGTCTAACAGGATGGCTATTGCATTTATAGCTGTTAAATACTCTATTGCCTATTGCAATACATGTGATGACTTTGTCGGATGGGATAGCATTTTCCCAACCAAGAGAATCAAATAGTTTTTTTTGTTCGGATAAAGTATTTAACCATTTTGCACGTTTTTCTAATTGTTTTGCGGCATGAGTTATACGTTCGTAACTATTCCTTAATTCATAGACATTGCATGGATGAAATGAATTTTTACATTCAAAAATGAAAAGATGTTCATCACGATAAGCAATAATGTCAATTTCTAATTCTTCGTTATTAAATCGACGTTTAACTTCAACTTCTGTCAAAAAACCTATATTTTTTAATGTATTAGAAAGTATTGTTTGCATAGGATCTGGGCTATTCTCCCGCATGGTTAATCTTTTTTGTTCACGGCAAAGAATATTTCTAATCAAGTTAGATGATGCAAGAATGGCAGGAGAAAACATATAGTTATCGGTAGACTTGATTATTGGCGAATATTGTATGTCTATGTAACTAGCGTCTTGAGTATTACAAGTTAGCAAAGCTAAGATTTCTTCAGCTTTAATTTTAGAAAGAAGAATTCTATCGAAAATGGTTATTAACTGATTGTTATCAAATACAGGAACACATGATTGTAATTGAATTTTGTATCTATCTGATTTACTTGAATGCTGTGAAAATGCTTCATGAAAACAACTAAGTGTAAAAAGAAAGAATCTTTGAATTTTTAAAATATCGATTACGGTTATATTCCCTACTACAGGGGACTGAATTGCTTCGTTTTCAGAAATGTAATCTTCTATAGATAACGCCTTCAAATTTATATAGTCTTCTAAAAATAGGTTGTCATTAGAAAATATGTTTAGAAATTTTTCATTATCTGGTACTTGAAGCACATAGCGAGCTATTGGTTTCTTTTTTATCTCTAAAAATTTTTTTTCTGTTAGTTCAAGAAAAGAATTTGCCATTTGCAATACAGATGGAATTTTTGAAAGCATTTTTTGATAGTGATAGGTTTTGATCTGCATTTGCATATTTGATTGAATGTATCCAAGATTTATTGATTTTTCTAAATCAATATCAATAGGTTCAATTTTAATTTCTCCTTTTTCATTTTTTAATGCTTTATATGGGAAAGCATCAACAAGTATCTCCATAGAATTAAATTGACACATTTTCGCCGCATCGATGAGCAATTTTGAATAAAATTCTTTTTTAGAATTATCAATTAAACAAAAGTGATTTTTTTCAATTTCGCCAACATTAGTTTGAAATAAAGTAAAAAGGTAAGAAAAAGCTTCTGCCATACTTTCTCGAGAGTATGCCTGAACAGAATCTGTCTTTAATTCAAGATTACCGAGTGATTCATCTAAGAACATTCCGTCAACAGTCGCTAATAACGTTTTGATAACGTAATTTCTCTTGATTGATAGACGGGCTATAAGAGAATTTCTTTGTTTTATTAACTCATCACTTAATAACAATAAATTATTAACCGATTGAAAATATTCGATATGCTCTTGAGTCAGTGCATAGTGGTTTGCATTTTCCAGCATATCATTTACCAATGACTGCAAAACTTCCCCTTTATATTCATATTTTGAGCATCTAAAAAGACCTTCTCGCCGTATTGTTGAAATAATTTTTTCAGGGGATGTAAGTAACATTGCTCTCATGATGGAAATTGCATCACTAATTTTTCTATTTGAAATATATTCTCTAAGTTTTTCTTTAGCTGTTTTCAAATCACTTTTGGATAATTGATATTTTTTCATTTTAAATTGATTAAAAATGTCCAATGGAGAACTAGTGTTATTTATCTCAAAAATAAATTGCGCTAAATCCATGTTAAATCTCTCCCCAAGCAATTGCCGAAAGTTCGTTTTTTTCGACTAACATAATAATTCATCAAATTCACATGTACATTTTTCCATTAAACTCACTTCGTGTACCAGCATTAGAAATTTTCTTGTCTTTTGTTACGTTGTTCTTTGATAATTTTGCATATGTGTTGGTAGCACAAATCATACTCTCGGCAGAGCTGTAACGCATTGCGTCCGTTAAATTTACGCT